ATGTCTCAGTATTAATCTTTCAATCCCTTGTCACTATTAGTGTCAGGGGATTTTTAAATTTTGGTCAAAAGATTAAGAGAACAATATTTTTGGTCCTTGACCAAAATATGACCCAAAAAATTTGAAGTTATGAATCTAACTCCACAATTGAGGACACGTATTTCTCGTAATCCTTTATTCGATTTTGGTCAAGCTTCTTACTAATATGTGAATAAACATCGGCAGTTACCATCATGCTTTTATGTCCTAAACGTTCTTGAATGTATTTCATATCAGCGCCTGACTCTAAAAGTAAAACAGCATGTGTATGCCGTAATGCGTGGATAGGCATTTTATTTATGTCAGCTCGCTTTAAAATACGATTAAACGCATTAAAAAGGGTGGACTTAGGTAAAAAATTCCCGTCAACTCTGCAAAATACTAAATTGAGATCATGTTTATAATCATCCTGTAACATTTGTTTATTCTCAAATTGCCACTTCTTATGTTTTTGTAAAGCAGCAGAAAGGGAAGCGCCAATTGATATTCTTCTTTTGGATTCATAAGTTTTAGTTTCGCCGAAGAGTTCAGCAGCTGTTTTTGCAGAAAAATCTAGGGTGTTTTTAATGTCTATGTAATTCTCTCTTAAGTTGATATCTGTCCATTGAAGAGCAGCAGCTTCACCTTTACGCATACCGGTCTCTATGAGCGTTCTAAAAAAGATGTAATATATATAGTTATACTTATATGCTTCCTGAAGAAATTTCGGAATATCCTCAGAAAGCATGTATTCGAGTGTACCTTTTTTCTTTTCATTCTTATTTGATATTGTGGCCCCGTAACAAGGGTTTTTTGTCAATTTACCTATAATGACAGCTTTACTAAAAGCATTAAACATTGTACCGTGTATAATTTCCACAGTGCGTTTGCTGTATCCCTGATCAGTTAAAAAATTAAGGAATTTTTGATACATAATAGGTTTAATATCTGTAATCTTGATGTTTTTGAAGTAAGGAAGAATATGATTCTTGATGTTTCGTTCGTGGAGTTCGTATGTATTCTTTCTAACGGTGTCTTTTTTGTATTCATGTAGCCAGCTAAATAAAAATTGCTCTAATGACATGGTTTCTGTATCAAATTCAAATCCAGCAGCTATTTGCTTTTCTTGTTCGGCAGCAGCTTTTTGAGCTTCTTTCTTTGTTTTAAAACCACTCTTTGATTTTATTTTGTATTTGAGAGTGAAAGGGTCCTTAAAGGAGACACGATATTCCCACTTGTCTCCCCGTTTTCTGAATGTAGCCATTTGCTCACCTCGTATTCCTCAAATTATAAGAAGTTCATCGTTATGATAGAAGTTTGTCTAATTCCTCTTTCTCTTTCTTTTCTTCTTCCCAATCTTTTAAGATCCCATCCTCATAAAAAGTTGATGTGGAACCACATTTTGGGCAAAATCTTGCATCGCCCTCAAGTAGTTCTCCGCATCCTTTATCGTTAGAATGCCAATAGACTCGACTAGAATTGTAATTATATTCAGTTTCGCCGGGTTCGTATCCAGTACATTTATTTATCAAGTAGATGCCGCATACGTGACAATAGCTTCCTAGAATTAATTCGTTTGTGCATCTAGGGCACTTTTTAGCTTGATGTGATTCTAATAGCTCGATTTCTGAGTATAACATTTCAAAACCTTCTCCCTTCGTAATACTATTATTCCCACAGATGGGACAATAGGTTGGGTTTTCTTTAACAAAAGTACTGTTACAGTTAGAACACATATGCGAGTGTCTCTTCTTCCATATGTAATCTTTAAAAAGTTTAATAGACGGGTGATTTTTCGAATAAAAGATTCCTCTTCTAACACCCTCAATCAGAAAATTATAAATATGTGTTGATGCTTCATAAGAAACATTACACATATCTGAAATAAAATGAGGGCTATCTGGTTTTAGTTCTCTTAATACAACATTAGGTGCTAATAAATTTCTGGCGAAGCAATTTGCTTCTTTTTCAAATACTTCATACTCGTCTTCAGTTAAAGAATTCCTTGCAAAAATAGATCTGTTGGTTATTTCATTGTGTTTTAACATATAGTGACCTAACTCATGAGCAATTGTCCAACGTATTCTGCCCGGATTATCTACAGTATCGTTGTATAATATCATGTATTGGTCAATGTCTTTAATATACCAACAGCAACCCTCGTTACTTTTAGTTAGGTTACATACTTCTTCAACTGACATACTCCATTTTTTTGCAAACCATGTGTATTTCCTTAACTTCAAATTAGAAAACTGTCTAATAAGTTTGTTTAATTTAATAGGGAATTTTTTTATTCCAGCCAATTGAAGTAAGTAATACGCTTTTCGTTCTGCTTTATCGTAATCTGGTTTAAATATCGTCTTCATCGTCATCTTCCTCAAAAGCATCCACAAATGAAAGTTTAATCATTTCAACCATTCTATCCATTTTTTCTCTATCTGCATCATTTTTTAATCGCGTTTTGGCACGCTGAATCTGCCGTAAATTATCATCTAATAAGTTGTTTTTTTCCTTGGGATTGTTTGATCGACCTAATAGATAGTCAGTTGTTACTTCAAATATTTCAGCTAGTTGCAAAATTATGTTGCCAGGAGGAACAACTCTTCCAGCTTCATAATTAGCTATATTAGTCCTTTTCATTTCTAATCTTTCTGCAAGAGCTTCTTGTGATAAATTAATTTGTTTTCTAAGTTCTCTTATACGCAATCCCATGCGTTTTTTTTCTTCTGGATTCATTTATTTGCCCCCTAATAAAGAAAGTTCATTAAAAATGACGTTTTTAGGGTTGACGTGTTTTTAAATGACTGTTATTATGAAGTTGTCAATTAAAAGCACAACATAATAACTGAAAGGAGATCACTTAATGAGTACACGTCGTAGAGAACAATTTCGAAAGTATCGAAATCAATTTCAAATCTCTCAACGTCAACTTTCTTTAGCCTTAAATGTTAGTGAAAGCCATATTCGTAATATTGAAAGTGGGCGCGGCAATCCTGATGCCAAACTTCTTTTCAAGATTGCAAACTATTTTGGAACAACTGCTGAAGACCTTTTTCCAGACCTAGCAGACGAACAAGTTTAGCTTTCCCCACTTCGTATGTCATTATTATAAACCGTCATTTAAAATAACGCAAGGGAAAGTGACGCTTAAAACTTCAATATTTTATATTTTATTCAATTTAATGTAAAAGGAGTAATGTTAAATGATTCCAAATGTTTTTAATAAGAGCAATCAATTATTCATTGATAGCCGTGAAGTGGCGGAGATGATTGGAAAGAGGCACGACAATTTAACAAGAGATATTGATGGTTATGTTAAGGTGTTGAGTCAAAACTCAATTCTGAGGGCTGACCAATTCTTCATTGAAAGTACATATGAAGCCGGAACAGGAAAGTCCTATAAACATTTCTTACTTACACGTAAAGGCTGCGACATGGTTGCAAACAAAATGACTGGTGAGAAGGGTGTTCTGTTTACAGCTGCCTATGTAACAAAGTTTGAAGAGATGGAAAACAAACTTAGACCTAACATTCCTCAGTCATTACCAGAAGCTTTACGGCTTGCTGCTGATCTTGCAGAAAAGAATGACCATCTTCTTCTGGAAAATGCACAGAAAAATCAAATGATAAATGAGCTACAACCTAAGGCATCTTACTATGATTTGGTTTTACAGAATAAATCCTTACTTTCAATCAGCAAGATAGCTAAAGACTATGGAATGAGTGGAACTAAGATGAACAAACTTCTCCATGAGTTAGGAATTCAATTTAAGCAGGGGGACTGTTGGTTGCTATATCAGAAATACGCTGATAAAGGTTACACACAAAGTAAGACTCACGCAATCGACTCTGATAAAAGCAAGCTTCACACTTATTGGACTCAGAAAGGCCGGTTGTTTATCTACGAAACACTTAAAAATAAAAAGGGCATTCTTCCAATAATTGAACGAGAAGAACGTGCATCGTAAGGAGGTGAGTAGGGGTGATTGAATTAACAATGAAAGCTGATTCTGATTTATTTAAAAACAATTTATATGATTTGCTTCAAGAAGTGGCAGCTTCAATAATCGAGGACAATCGAAAAGAGCATGAACTTCCTTATATGATCAGTAAAGCTCAACTAGCTAAATACATTTTTAACGTCAGTTCACAAACGCTTGATGCACATGTCATTTACAGGGAGGACTTTCCTAAATTTAAAGTGGGGGAAAGAATATTATTTCCTCGAGACATGGTTTTAGAATGGATTCGGAAAAATATTGAAGTTGTTGAGTCTATCAAGAAGAGTAATTAATTAAAGGGGGATTTTAAAATGATAGAACTACCTGCACACGTTGAAAAGAGACTTTACGAAATATTCATGAAATACTCTGTGCCAAGGATTCTTAAAAAGGAGGCTGAGATGAAAAATGCTCTTAAGCTTGCTGCTTTCTTTGCAGAATTTGAGCAAAAAATGATTAAAAAGAACCGATTAAAGGTTGCTAATTTCTCTAATAGACAAATGGTGAGACAATGTCATGTCTACTTAGAACTGAAAGGATTTGAAGAATGAAACTAAATCAATTTCTTGCATCAGATAAGGACAAAGCTAAACGTAAATTGGCATCCGCACAGTTCCTATTGAACGAACTGCTTCCAGATGAAATAGAGAACAATAATTTTGATGAATGTATTGATCTTTGTTTATCGGCTGCTGAAATGTTCAAAGACATCAAACGGATGCATCATCCTGAACAAGTCGTTCAGCTACATGAAATTGCAACTCAATTGCTAAGTAAAGGTATTGATGTCTCAATCGTCAGGAGGTCAGCGTATGAATCTTGAGCATCCAATCATAACCGAAATTAACCGTAACGGTTATCCTTTGGAATATTTGAAGTATGAAGATAATGAAGACCAGAATGATGAGGATGTGGATAATTCCGTAAAAAACACCTTCTGTACGGGGAATCCATCGTGTAAAGAACTCTTTTTTACCGCGAAACAACATACGTTAGGGGATATTTTTACGGGTGGTTTACGCAATAGAATTTATAAATAAGCAAAAAAAGCCCACACGGCAATGTGGACTTATAAAAACAAAAACAATTCCATTTTAAATGGATCTCTCAACAAAATCAAATAGAGGAAGGTGTCTCATATGAATCCATTACAGGATTTTGAACTAAATGAAATTAATAACGGCGAACTGCCGGGAGACCGTCCACAGTTTGAAATTACTGATATGAACAGCCTGAACTGGGCTTTCCGGAAAATAGCTGCTCTTAAGTCGCAGGAAAAGGAAATCAAATCACTGGCAGCAACAGAAAAGCAACGTATTGAAGAATGGGAAAGGCAGGAGCTTAAGCCTTTAGCTGACAGTCTTTCATTCTTTGAAAACCTGGTGAGTGTCTATCATACAAAGCAGCTGCAGGAAGACCCGAAGGCAAAAACACTTTCCACACCTTATGGGAAATCTAAAAGCCGGACAACCAAAGCAGCGCCTAAAGAAGTGGACAAGGAAAAACTTCTGCAGCATGTGAAGGATGCCGGTATGGAAGAGTTTATAAAAGAGTCTGTGGCATGGGGTGATCTTAAAAAGACACTCACTGTCACCGAGCTTGAAGGTAAACCAATCGTAATTGATTCAAATGGACAGGCTGTCCCAGGCGTGGAAGTGCAGCCGGAAACAGTCAGCTTCAAAGTGGAGGTGTAAGGGATGTTTCAAGTAACAGACGCGCAGCGTCAAAAGGAAAAAGCAATTGTGGGATTTATCGGTCCAAGTGGTTCCGGTAAAACAGCCGGTGCCCTGCTGGTAGCTTACGGAATGATGCGTGAGGCATACCCAGAAGCAAGCGACGATGTAATCTGGTCGAAGATCGGCGTCGTTGATACCGAGCATCGACGCGCAAAACTGTACGCTAATTTGCAGTTTGATGAAATTCGCATCGGTAGCTTTAAGCATATTGATTTTACACCCCCGTATACGACAGGACGATATCAAATGGCAGTCGAAGCAATTAAGAACGCTGGTGCCGAAGTTGTTGTAATTGATTCACTCTCACACAACTGGCAGGGTGAAGGCGGAATAGTTGAAACACATGGCAGCATGTCCGGTAACTCTTTTCAAAACTGGGGCAAGCTTGCGCCGGAAACAACCAAACTCATTAAGACGTTAACACAAAATGACGTTCACATCTTGGCGACATTGAGAACAAAAACGGAGTATGTTGTCGAGCCTGATGAAAAAGGCAAAATGGCTCCGCGTAAAGTTGGGACAAAGCCCGTACAAAAGGATGAAATGGAATACGAGTTTATGCTCAATTTCAATATCGACATTGATCATATGGCTGAGACGTCAAAAGACAATACGCGGATGTTTGAAGGCTCTTCTATTAAGCTAAACCCGGAAGTCGGCCGCAAACTTTATCAGTGGCTTGAGCTTGGCATTGACGTAAAGGCGGAGGAAGAAACAGAGCGCGTCGGCTTAATTTCTCAGATCAAAGCGATGATCACTGAGAATGAAAAGGCTGCGCAAATGATTGAGGAATTTCAGATTAAAGCCAACCAGAAGCTTGACCAATGGAATATCAAACTTGCAAGGGCTGCTATTGAAAGAATAAACAGCGTACTTGGAGGTGAGCCAAGTGAAAAATGATTCAAAACTCGAAGAGATTCGGGGGCATGCGACCATATCTGACGTGCCCTGGTTAATTTCAGAGATTGATAGATTGAATAGTGGCATAGACAGTGTAATTTATGATTTGCGAAATGAAGACATCACTGATCCGCATGTAGTGGATTCAATTACGCAAAATCTTGTAGCTGTACTAAACGGCAAATAAAACAAAAAATTGGAGGAATTAAACATGTTCACAGTAGATCACAGCAAAGGCGAAGCATTTGAACCAATTAAACCAGGAGAATATGAGGCGACGGTTATTAATTTTGAAGCAAAAACGGCTGCATCTGGTAATGAGCGTCTTGTCGTAGATTATGAAATTCGCTCTGACGTTGAGCAGGCATGCCAGGGCCAGAAAATCCTATACGATAATTTCACTGTTACAGATAATGCAATGTGGAGATTTCATCAAGCATCAAAGGCCGCAGGCTTCCCGAACGGAATGAAATTTAAGGATCATATTGAATGGGCCAATGCTTTCCTCAATAAACCGATCCGCCTAGTTGTCGGAGAAAGAGAGCATAACGGCAAAAAATATCCAGAAGTCAAAGCGTTTAAGCCGTCAGAAGCGCCGGCGCCAGATACCGGCTCAATTACAGTGAGCGATGAAGATGTACCATTTTGATCACAAGAAATACATTTGAGGGAGTGTATAGCTCCCTCGTTTTTAAAGGGGAGTTAATACATGTACGACTTTAAAAATATACCACAAGAGCTAAAAAACGCCCCTCAGTGGATTTTATGGCGTTCGGAAGAGCGTAATGGCAAAAAAACGAAAGTGCCATATCAGATTGACGGCAGCATGGCTCAATCAAGCAATAAGCGAACCTGGTCCACCTTTGCAACTATCATGAAGTTTTTCAATGAACAGGAGTATGACGGTATCGGCTTCATGTTTTCTAAAGATGATCCGTTCATCGGAATAGATATAGATCACTGTGTAGATGATGGTGTTCTGTCTCCTTTCGCTCAGGAAATCATCCAGACAATTAGCAGCTATACTGAATACTCTCCGAGTGGTGAGGGTGTTCATATTATCGCGAAAGGTAAGCTCCCATTACGCGGACCGGGCACAGGGAGAAAAAATATAGATAAAGGCCTGGAAGTATACAGGCATGGCCGTTATTTCACATTCACCGGAAACAGTCTTGATGTTGGACCTGTTCAGGAACGATCAGAAGAAATCAAAACTATCTTTGATAAGTACCTGACAGAGAAGGAAGAAGCAAAAACGGTCAGCACCCGAAAACAATCGGCAAGCGATATAAGTAATCTTTCAAATAAAGAAATTTGGGAAAGAATGTTCAACAGTAAAAACGGAAAAAGCATTCAGGACCTGTTTAACGGCCAGCTGATTAATGGCGATCATTCTTCCACAGATATGGCTTTATGTAATCACTTGGCATTCTGGACAGATAAGGATGCAGCTAAAATGGATTCCATGTTTCGCGAATCAGATTTGTTCCGCGAAAAGTGGGATCGGCAGCATTCAGCTGATGGGGCTACATATGGAGAAATGACTATTGCTGCAGCTATCTATTCGACGGGTCCCACAATATCTGACTTGGTGGAACAGCAAGAGCAGCCGTATGAAGTGTATTTCTCGCAGCCGCAGGCCTCACAGGTTGCTGACACAGAGGAAATTATAGACACGCCGCCGGTCTTTCACCTGACCGAGTTAGGGAACGCCGAAAGGCTTGTATATTACCATGGCAAGAATATCAGATATTGTAACGAACTTGATTGGTTAATCTGGAACGGCAAGATGTGGGAGGAAGACAGCAAAAGGCAGATCGAGGCTTTAACTGCTCAAACCCTCCGGGCCATTTACGGGGAAGCGAAAGCCACAGAAGACGGCTACAGAAAAAAGCAGCTTAACGATTGGGCTAAAAAATGCGAACGTCGCAATATTCGAATGAATACCATCCTGGATACGCGGCCGATGGTTGCTGTAAGAAAACAAGAACTCGACTCTCATAAATATCTGTTTAACTGTGAGAATGGTGTGATCGACTTAAAGACTGGGGAACTACTGCCACATGATCGTGATTTTCTATTCACTAAAATTTCATCAGTGGCTTATCAAAAGGATGCCGACTGCCCAAACTGGAAGGCATTTTTAGAAAGTATTTTTATAGATGAACAAGGGCAGCCAAACTATGAAATTATTGATTTTATGCAGAAAGCTATCGGTTATTCGTTGACCGGGGATACTACTGAACAAGTCATGTTCTTTCTGTTTGGTAATGGTCGTAATGGTAAATCAACGTTTATCAATACAGTCCAGCAGCTCCTGGGTGACTATGGTCGGCAGACGAACAGCGACACATTCATAAAAAAGAAGAATGATAGCAGCATCAACAATGACATAGCCCGACTCGACGGGGCGCGCTTTGTGTCGGCCGTTGAGAGTGAAGAAGGTCAGCAGCTGTCCGAGTCGTTGGTGAAGCAGATCACCGGGGGCGAAAAGATGTCCGCGCGTTTCTTACGCCAGGAGTATTTTGAGTTTACCCCAGAATTTAAAGTGTTCTTTACGACAAATCATAAACCAATTGTAAAAGGCAGCGATGAGGGTATCTGGCGCCGTATCCGGCTTGTTCCATTCACTGTTACTATTCCGAAAGAAAAAGTGGACAAAAAGCTCCCGCAGAAACTTGCTGCAGAAATGCCTGGCATTCTCAGGTGGGCGGTGGAAGGTTGCTTGAAGTGGCAGAAGGAAGGGCTCAAGGAGCCGGAAGTAATTCGAAAAGCTACGGAAGGTTACCGAGAGGATATGGACATCCTTGGACCATTTCTTGCTGAGAGGTGTGTTATTCACCCGGCCGCAAAGATTGAGTCGAAAGAGATTTATAAGGAATACAAAAATTGGTGTTTCGAAAATGATGATGTAGAGCTAAAAAATCGGGCATTTTATCGACAGCTTGAGATTCGGGGTTTTAAAAAGGAAGTAGGAGCAAAAAATAAATTGTTTTTCTTTGGTATTGGCTTACAAAAATTTCAAAGTCATCTTAATTTTGATGATGGGGTTAGTAAAAGGGTTAGTGAATCAACAGCAAAAAATAACGTAACGCCGATGACAAGGAAAAAGCTATAAGCCTTGGTATATAAGGGTTTTAAATGATGTTTTTTCATTAGAAATTTAACGCAGGGTTAGGATGGGTTAGTTAATTTATATGTTCCTCTCACATGAAAATTAATTAATAAAAAATAAATATATATATATATATAGGGCTTTAATACAAAAATATATAACCCTAACTAACTCACTAACCCTTTTTATAAAGAGGTGAGAAAATTGCACCCAAAACAAATTTGTTCCGATTTAGAGGTATTGGGCTCTCGTTTGGTTCTCGATGGAAACGATCTTTATATTGAGAATCCTGAAAAAGTCTATCCGGAACTTGAGGCATTTGTCCAATCTTACAAAAAGCGAATTATCCGGTTTTTAAAAGGCGAATACTCGGATCATGAACATAATGTGAAACAGACCATAGATAAAATCATTAATTATTACATGGGTATTGATCAAGAAATTAATAGAAAAATAGATGACTGGTTCAATCATGATTATGAATCAGTTATGAAGGTGATGAAATTGCTTGTTCTCTTTTGGGAGAACGGCTGGAGGGAGCTAAAGGAATCCGTTTCAAACTTTGAAAGTGAGAAAACGGACCGGCTTTCCATAGAGATCTATGATCGGGCCATGTCGTATTTTAAGGGGAAGAAAGCATGACAATTATTCACTATAACTATTCGGAAACTGAGTTAAAAGAGATTCTGAACAGCATGATCATTATTGTGGATACGAGAGAGCAAAAAAATCAGCATGTTCTTGATTATCTCCGTAAAAAGAAAGTGGCAATCAAGTTCAAAGGAATGAAAACCGGCGATTACTCGGCCATGATTCCCAAGAATGATGAATTTGGAATCAGCCGTGATATGTATTTGAATGCAGCCATTGAACGGAAAAATGGAGTGGACGAGCTGGTGCAGTCGATTAAAGACCGTTCTCGTTTTGAAAATGAATTGATTCGAGCGTCCAAGCATCCGTTCACTCTTCTTGTGGAAGACCTGGAAGGGTACCAAAAGATTCTTAACGGAAAATATCGTTCAAAGTATGAACCGAAAGCGCTGCTGGGCAGCTTGAAAACATTTGAAGTTCGTTACAACTTTTCAACGGTTTTTATCAGTCCTAATGCTACCGGCAATTACATTTATCATCACTTTCACTATATGGCTAGGGAACTGCTGAAAGGCGGGCTTGTGTAAATCTTAATAAAACAATCAAAGGGAGGATGTAACATGGCATTTGTAGGTTTTGAAGAATCGAAGGAAGTACGGCAGTTGGCTGAAAGCATAATTGACGAGCACCATCCACATTTAAAAGACGCTAAACAGCAAATAGGTTTTTATCTCCGTGAGGGTAACAGCAAATGGGCAGGAAAGGCGAAAAAATGCACAGCGTTTGAACGACATATGACGGATTACATGCTATTCGTGTTTATCAATAAGGCTGCATGGAAGACGATGCCGGAGGAACAGCGCGCAGCCCTGGTAGATCATGAGCTTTGCCATTTTACTCGAGAAGAATGGGAAGAGCCAGACCCGAAAGACCAAAGTAAATGGGTGACTGTATACGGCGCTGCCACTGATCCAGACAGCTGGGGAATTCGCGAACATGACGTTGAGGAATTCTCTGAAATTATCGAGCGTCATGGTTTATGGGATACCGGTATTGAAACATTTGCCGAGGCAGTCCGTGAAGCTGATCATCAAATGACCATTTCAGACGTGCAGCGTCTATCGAGGGTGAAATAAATGGGGGTAGTCAGAAACTTTATATTAGGGGATTTTGCATGCATTGGAACCGAACGTGAGTTCGTTTTGGTTATGAAAAATAAAATATATGGTCCTTATGAGAACAGCAAGTTTAAAGCCATGTTATATGCGTTGGAATGTGGCTTAAAAAGTGAAAGGACAGCGAAATGATCATATTTATTGGCCCACTCTTCGTTATTAATTCAGTGGCTCTTGCCTTATGGATTTGCTTAACAGAACGCCGTATACAAAAATGGGAACGTGAGAAATAGAGGAAAGGAGGACGGGTGTGACAGAACAACTTTCATTCCTTCATCCTGTGGATTTGAAGGCAGTCCGAAAAATTGTGATCAAAGAACTCAAAGATTATCGAGCTTTGAAAGTACAGCTTGAGAATAAAAAGGAATCGGTTGACGCTGGCATCAGCCCGTTTCCTTCTATCAGAGATTCTTTCATATTAAATGAACTAAAGGTTAAACAGATGGAAAGAGCGTTAGAAAACAGCCTGGACGATGAAGAACGTATGATCATTGAGAAAAAATACTTAACAGCCAGCCAAACAAAAGACATTCATATATACATGGAACTTGGCATGAAGAAGGACACCTATTATGAAATAAAACAGCGTGCTATTCTACGTATTGCCACAGCACTCGGGATAATATGAATTAAATGTGAACATCAAAAATATGGGAGTAATTACTTTTGTTGTATTTTTTATAGGGAGATAAAATGTAGACAAAAGGAGGAGATTTTAAATGAAAAGAAAACTATTGATGACAATTGGTTCTTTAAGTATGGCTTCAAGTTTATTTTTGGGATTTTCAAATTCAGCAGTAGCAGCTTCTAGTTCTGATGCTATATTACTTTCAGCAGGATCAGCTTATACTGGCTATGTAGATGGAGCGCATGGTTATGGAAGATGGACAGTTCAAAGTAATAGTTCAACTGCGACTGGAATATTGTATGAAAAATGTGGATCTACTGCGGAAAAATCGATAGGACAACCTTTGGTAGCCGAAAATGGAAAATCAGCAAGTGGTTCGGCATATATGCAAGGTGGATGTAAATATCGAGTTTTGTTATCTGCTGGTTCTGGTGGAGGAAAAGCATATATAAGAAATACAAATTAATATATGGTTTAGGCACTCGGGAAAATCCGAGTGCTTTTTTCATCGACAAATTCCCGACAAAACAGGGGACATTTTAGGGGACAAAAAGGGGGACTATTTATGTTTGAAATCTCGATAAACTTAACCTATCAACGAAATGCAATAAATAAAACTTATCGAAATATACGGGAGAAGCGTCTTTCCCTTATCAAGACGAATTCGGATACGGAACAAAGGTGTTGAGGAATGAAGCCAAAACGAGAGGAACATTCTGAGCCTGGATAGCAGCTAGTCTGAGGCGTCCGTATCGGGAGAATAGTAATATCGTGTTTCATTGTGCGATCTTGCTATACTTGGCTTCCTCTCGGAGTATGTGTGAGATCAATTTAAAATTGCAGTTAGCGTTAGGGGTGAAGTATTATATCAATTTTCATGTAATGTTTTTTTCTCTATCTTCTTTTATAATAAGAGAAGGGGGGAAATATATGAATGATTTAGATATAATTGATGAACTACATCTTCCTTCTTTTATGAAGGAACATTTTAATTTTAGCGATATTGAACAAAAAAATTTATACCATTATACAGACATTTATGGCTTGGAAGGTATATTGAAACATAAAGAATTTTGGGTATCTAGTGCAAATTTTTTGAATGATAAGACAGAGATAAAATATACATTAGAATTGTGTCGAGAACTTATAATCGAGATATGTGAGAGAAAACAAATTGATGATAGTCAGCCAATGTTCTTATTCGAGTTTTTTGTAAAGAGCCATTTGGAAGAAACGGATTATTATTTGCTATCATTTTGTACAAACCCAGATTCTAACCTCCTTTGGTCAAATTACTCTAATAATGACGGTTATAATATTTCGTTTCAATTTCCTGAAATAGCTTTTGATTTTTATAGAGAAGATAGTGAATACCCATTAGTAGCTCATGTTATTTACGATAAGAAAAAGCAAAAGGAAATCTTAAAGGGTATAATTGAGAGGTTCATTTCCTTATCAAAGTTTTTTGACCCATATAAATTTAGTGAATTGGATCAATTATTACATGAAGGACAGGGAAAAGAATTATTTGTTCGGCTTAGTACAATTATAACAGCAATAAATATAAGCTCACTCTTTTTCAAAGACGTGTGTTTTTCTCAGGAAGAAGAATTTAGGATAGCTATATCAAGAGAGAGTTACTCTTGTAGAATTTCAAACGGCACATTCATACCATACATAACAGCAAGATTTGAAAAAGAGAGTGTAACAGGGATTACAATTGGCCCCAAAAATAATATGGATATAACTATGGAAGGCCTAATTCAATTTTTAAAACTGCATGAATACAACCATATTATGAAAGATGATATAAGGAAATCATGCATTCCTTATAGATATTAAGCACTTAATTTTTTATTCTCTGTAAACTTCTTCCAGTGAATCGTTCGACAAATTCTGCAAATTATTCCTTTATCCTCTCCTTTTACCGATAATAAGGTGGGGGGAGATAAGGTGAATTTTGAAACTAAATATCTGATAAGATGGGGTATACCAGGATGGGTTTTTTTACTTATGAGTTTCTGGCCATTTGTTATGTTTTCTAAAGGTGTACCCATTACTGATCCAGTGAAAAGTATTAGTTTTATTTTTAGTACAGCAGTTATTGGTGTGGTAATTGGCTACCTCATTTATCAAATTTATTTTGCTTATGATTGGTTGTTAGGTCTCTCGGAGAGGGAGTTTATAAACAGTGACGAACAGCCTCTTAGACCATGGGGAAAGTGGTATAATTTCAACAAACGAAGTGCATATAGAAAATTTAAAGCCAAACAATATTACAAGTTGGAATTCGAATGGCAAAATGAATTATCGAAAATTACTGATGAAAACAAGCGTAACTATATTGCAACGCGGTTTTCGCATTTATTATCGACAACTCATAGTTTAGGAGCTTTATGTTGGTCGTTATTTATATCTTTATTTGTAAATTTGTTTCACCTAAGTTACTCAATTACTTATGTGAGAACTTTGCTTCATACAGGTTCAATTGCTTTAAATAGTATACTAATTTTGCTTATCTTATTACCTACCATTTCCAATCAAAAGTATTACTCTCGTAATGTTAATGAATTTAGAATGCACTTTTTAAATGAATTGAAAAAACAGGGCGCCTTATAAAGGTATTTTTTCAATTCTCTATAAACTGTTTAAGGTAAATCGTTCGACAAATTTCGCAATTTGTTCCATTGTCATCTTTTTTCACTGATAATAATGTGGAGGTGAAAATAATGGAAAGCAAAAAAGAATATATACTGGAATTAGAGAAGGCTTTATCGATTATTCAAGATGCAAACGGTAATGGAGATGACGGTCTCTACTTAACTTATTTGACTAGCTTCGGTAGTGTACAAGGAAAAATCAAAGAAATTGATGGGTTTAAGGCAGAGGCTCTTATCGATCTAAAAATCGAAATTGAAGAAAAATTAGAAAAAGGTAAGCTGGATGCTTACTCAATAGCAGATCATCTATTTAAAATGAATAATAATGGATCTAAACACAATGTAATACATCTGGAAGATGTAATCATAAAAGCTAATAAAGATCAGATAGAATCTAATAGTTGTGTTTTATTTTCAGATCAAATTATCGGAATACTACCTGGTAAAATACTTAAATAAAAGCATCCCACAGGGTGCTTTTTTATATACTCTGAAAACTGCTTCCGGTAAATCTCAGGGAGAACAATTGGCGGTTAACGGCTTGAGTGCGGTGGCAGTTTAGAAAGAATATAAAAGGAATTATAGAGAAGCGTTCGACAAATTTTGCAAAATGTTTACTTGGTTTAGAATTATGCCGATAATTATAATGGTGATCGACTTTAATCAACAAAATAAAATGCAATCAGTTATTAGAGAGGAAAGAGGTTTTTTGGAAAATTTCGAAAAGCAAAAGGATTTAAATGAAAAATTAAATAAAGAAAAACTGGATTTATATCTATTGAGAGATCGATTGGAAATTCAGGTCGAAACAAATAAGGATACCAGTTTTTTTTATAATATTATTGTCACAATTTTCATCACAGCCTTAACTTTATCATGTACTATAATGGTTTGTTACTTTACTGTGAGTGGACAGGTCACGAATTCAATGATAAACACGAAAGTTAATATAATCAAAGATGACGAGAAATTTAAGAAATTGAGTTCTAAAGAGCAAGAAGAGGTTCTAACAACAGAAGTATTTTCTCCAGTAAAGAAAGAACTAAAAAACTTACTTTTGGAGTCTTTTTTTTCATACATCTCTTTAGGGATTATTATTCTCCTTATAGTTATAACCATTTTCATGTTTTGGTACAGAGGGAGAATTAAAAGAGCCAGAAATAATCTTATGGTCATTAACAAGAGGATATTAGATATAGAAAATAAAGAAAAAGAACTTGAATAAAGGAATATGGTTTGAAATAGAAATACTTTTAGTATAAGTATGGGAGCAATGTAAATGGAAGATTGGAAAAAGTACTTACATCAACCAAAGCCAGTCACTCAGTTATTAAATGATTCGATCATTGTCATCGATACCAATGTTTTATTGGCAGCCTATCAATGGAGAGAAGTAACTGTCAATGAAGTTTTAAACGCCTTGCAGAAAATTAAAGATGAAAAAAGACTTAGAATCCCGTTACAAGTTATAAAAGAATTCTCGAGGAATAGGCCTCATGAAATTCAGCAAAGAATGAATGATCTAGATACATTAATCTCTAAAATGCAAAAAGAAAAGCCTCTTATAGAGCGTGTTCCAATGTTAGAAGGAAAAGATAGTCTTAAAGAAATTGAGGAGCTTCGTGAAAATTATAATAAAGCTGTTAAAAATTATAGGGATGGATTAATCAATCTTAGAGACCATTTAAAAGAATTATTTTATAATGATCATTTTCTAGATAAGATTATGGAATTAGCAGAGGGCACTATCCTTTTGCCTGAACAAACTGAGCAAGATTTAGAGAAAGAGGCTAAAGAGCGATTTAAACTTAAAATTCCTCCAGGTTTTAAAGATAGTTCAAAAGAAGAAAATAGCTCTGGCGATTTTATTGTATGGTCATCGATTCTTCAATTGAAAAGCAATGTGGTTTTTGTTAGTGGTGATAAAAAACCAGATTGGGTATATCAAGATAGCAAGAAAAATCCGATTACTGCAAGAAGAGAATTGGTAGAAGAGTTTTTTATTAAAACAGGTAGAGATTTTGCACACATTACCCCAAAGGATTTTATAACGTCTCTAAATCCTGCTGTTAGCGAACACGTGAAAGAAGATTTGGTAAATTATGAAACAATAAATCAACAAAATCTATCTAAAAAAGATAAAGAAAATATAAATAAGAATTCTTTCCTTAAGATGGTTAGTGAAAGAATAATTTTTCTTCTAGAAGATCTTTGTTATAAAAATAATATTACAATAGGGAGAAGTGTTTATGACGATTTAGCCTCTTTGACTGAAAAACGTATTATTACTGAAAAAATTCGTGAAGAAATAGAGTATGTTTTGAAAATATATAATGGTTTAGATTTTAATATACTGAATGATTTTGATGTTGATTATGCTATTATTTTGGGGGAGAAATGCATAGAGACTTTAACTGCATATCGAGACTTTTAATGCTCTTTATCAAAGAGCATATTTTATTTCAAATAAACAAGAGGTGAAGTCTAATGCCGCTTAAGTCCTTAAAAGTATGCGCCGCCCCTGGGTGCCCCAGCCTCACCCGTGGTCGGTACTGTGATGCACACAAGACACAGCAACAAGAAGAGACAAAACATTACAACAAACATTCAAGAAACAAAACAATAACAAGTTTTTATAAATCAACAGATTGGAAACGAACAAGACAACTTGCATTGATGCGAGACAATTATCTTTGTCAGCACTGTTTGAAAGATCATTGCTTCACTCCAGCTGACATGGTGCATCACACTGTGGAAGTAAAGGAAGATTGGGCGAAAAGATTAGACTTGGACAACCTTGTAAGCCTGTGTAATGCCTGTCACAACAAGGTTCATGGCGGTAAGGGCAAGTGACCCTTCCCCCTATCCAAATCTCTGGAAAGGAAACGTTTGGAGAACGGCGCCCCCTCTTCTGCAAACAAACACCGCTTTTCAAAGTTCCGGAAAAACAAAATACCCTCCCGGCGAAATTGCCGAGAGGGCTTGGTACGACTGATTTTGTTGTTAATTCCATCGTATCACGATTGGTGAAAAAAACAAGCAAAAATGCAACTTTTTTGATGTGAAATGAGGTGAGAACATGCCGAGGCCTGCAAAATCCGCCACGCTTCAATTGATACAGGGCAACCCAAATAAAAAGAATACGGAAGAGCTGGCCGCCCGGGCTGAGCACGAGAAGAAAATGAAAATGCGATCCGATAATATAAAACCGCCAACGTGGTTGGATAAGATCGGAAAAAAAGAATTCAAGCGGGTTGCTGCTTTATTAACAGAAGTCGAAATCATCACGGAAGCGGACATCAGCATGTTGGCTGCCTATTGTAATGCCTACTCGCAGTACGTATCAATTTCTAAAATTATTGAAGAAGACGGGATCATGGTCCATACGGAAGGAAAAGACGAAGACGGCAACCCAATAAAGCTTGTTGGTGAAGAGCATCCGTTATTAAAGCGGCAAAAGAATTATTTTGATCAAATGAAATCAGCAGCGAATGACTTTGGCCTTACACCGTCTGCCCGAGCAAAACTTGCTATCACCCGTACCCAGGAAGAGCGGGAAAAGACGGCTGCGGAGAAGGAGTTTAAAAACGTATGAAGACAATCAAACAATTTCTCATTGATTACTCGCGCGATGTGATATCGGGTGAGATTGTGGCGTGTGAAAAACACATTTGGGCCTGCGAGCGTTTTTTAAATGATGTGAGTCGGGAAGGCACAAGGGAGTTTCCTTATGTGTTTGATGATGAAAAAGCCCGCAGGTTCCTATACTGGATGACCCAGTTTAAACATACGAAAGGACCTTTGCAGGGTGAAAATATTGTACCTGAGCCTATTCAAATATTCATCTTTGGCAATGTGTACGGCTGGGTGCATAAGGATACCGGCTATCGCCGATTTAAAAAAGTCTATTGGCAGGTAGGTCGTAAAAACACCAAAACGCAGAGCCTGGCTTGTGTTGGTTCTTATGAGGCAATGGCAAACGATGAATATATGTCCGAGGTTTACATTGGTGCCACAAAAACGGAACAAGCAAAAATCTGCTGGAATGAAATTAAGGCGCAGATTATGCAAGCTGACCTTTTGAACAAGCCGGAGAAAAAATATCGAATTGCATATGGGAAAATCGAGCATCCAAAAACTCAATCTAAAATCGAGGCGCTTTCCAAGGATGCTGGCAAAACAGGGGATGGTTTTAACCCGCAATGCGGCATTATCGACGAATACCACGCTCATAAAACCTCAGAGATTTATGATGTCCTGGCTTCCGGTATGGCTGCCCGTGCTCAGCCATTGATGCTGATTATTACTACGGCCGGATTTGAATTGAATAACCCTGCTTATCGAGTTGAATATGATTATGTATCCCGCATATTGGACCCGAATAAGGTGGAACAAAATGAACAGTATTTTGTGATGATCAATGAGCTTGATAAAGGTGACGACGTCAAAGACGAAAAGAATTGGATTAAAGCAAATCCGATTGTTGCGGCCAATGAACACGGCTTGAATTATTTACGAGGAGAGTTGGAGGTTGCGCTTGCCGTCCCGGAGAAAATGCGAAATTTCATGACAAAGAACATGAATATCTGGGTTAACATGCGGGAGAATGGCTATATGGATATGCAGGCATGGACAGACTGCGGGTCTGATCAACTTCCAGACTTGAAAAACCGAGAGTGTTATGTCGGCATCGACTTATCAAAAACGATTGATTTGACGGCAGCCTCTTTTATCTTTCCGTTAGATGACGGCAGTTTTGCTGTAGAAAGCCACGGATTTATGCCGGAGGACACATTCCATGAAAGAATGAAGACAGATAACGTCCCCTATGATTTGTGGAAGAAAAGGGGATGGTTAACGACAACAGATGGTGCAGTTGTTGACTATGACTATATCAGGGCTTTCATCAAAAAAATGGAGAACCAAAATGGGTGGAGAATCAAGGAAATAGGTTATGATCCATACAACGCCACGCAGTTTGCTCAGCAAATGGAAGCGGATGGATACACAATGGTTGAGATACGGCAGGGCGTAGCCACGTTGTCCGAACCAACAAAAGATTTTAGAGCTAAAGTGAAGGCGAAAAAAATCATTCACCCTAAAAATGATTTGTTAACATGGGCGATGGGTAATGCGGTAACAAAAGTAGACGCCCAGGAGAATATCATGCTTGATAAATCCAAATCAACTCAGCGTATTGATCCGGCAGCAGCTTTAATTAATGCGTATGTGCGCGCTTCTCAGATTAATAATGAAGTTGATTTAAATGCTTATATTCAGTCAGCTTCTTTCTCTTTCTAAAGGTGGTGTAAGAGTGAAGAAAATATTGAAGGGCTTTCTACTCTTTTTGAATGATTTTTTATTTATCATTGGAGCTGCTTTTGTTCTGACTGCTACATATCGTTTGAACGCAAACATCGGTCTTATTCTGACGGGTGTCTTTTTTATGTTTTATGCTGCGCTTTTAAGCAAGAAAAGGGGGTGATTAATTGTTTTTAGAAGGATTGTTTTCAAAAAGATCAAACGAATCTAACCCCTGGAACCTTGCTGATCCACCAGAGTGGATAGTTGATATGTTTGGCGGTTCCAAAACGGCAAGCGGTGAGCGTGTAAGTGAAGCTACTGCACTGGTTCATCCTGATGTGTTTTCCTGTGTGAATGTCTTATCCGATGATATTGCTAAACTTTCGATTCATACATTCCAGAAGGTTAATGGAAATATCGAAAGCGGGATGCATCATCCCATTGCGTCATTACTTTATCTTAAACCGAATCAATACATGACAGCTTTCACTTGGAAGAAGCTCATGATGACTCATGTTTGTACCTGGGGCAATGGATATTCGTATTTAAAGCCTGATAAAAATGGTTTTATTACTGATTTGCTACCATTAAATCCGGCCAATACTCATCCCTATGTGGACCCGAATACAGGAATTTTGTGGTATGAAACCATCATTAATTCAAAAAGAGTGGAATTGTATGCTGACGAGGTTTTGCATTTCAAAGGTATGACTGAGGACGGGATTAACGGTAAAAGTCCAATAGGCGTTATAAGAGAGCAAGTCGGAGCTCAATCAGCTGCTACAAAATTTAACGCGAAGTTGTATAAGAATGATGCCACTCCCAGGGGCATTCTGAAAGTGCCTACCTTGTTAGAGGAAGGCGCGAAGGACCGAGCAAGGAGAGAATGGGACAGGGTAAATGCAGGGAGAAATATTGCCATTATTGATGCCGGGCTTGATTATCAATCAATTTCAATGCCATTGCAAGAGGCGCAATTTGTAGAATCAATGAAATTTAATAAGGCTCAGATTGCCTCTATTTTTAAAGTCCCTTTGCATAAGATCAATGAGCTCGACCGGGCGACGTTTAGCAATATCGAACACCAATCTATTGAATATGTAAAAAATACACTTCAGCCGTGGTTAGTATCGTTTGAACAAGAGTTCATTACTAAGCTGTTTACCGATGATGATATTAAAATGGGGTACTATACCAAATTTAATGTTAATAGCGAATTACGTGGTGATGCAAAATCAAGGGCTGAGTATTACGAAATTATGGAACGGATCAGCGGTTTGAATATTAATGAGATCCGAGCATTAGAAGAGAGAAATGCCATAGAAAATGGAGACCGTCATCTTGTTTCTCTCAATTACACGTTCTTAGATACGCTTGAGCAATATCAAATGAGTAAAGCAAAATCAGTTAAAGGGGGTGAAAACAAAAGTGAACAAGGAAGTACGTCATCTGACAACGAAAATTGAGTTGCGCTCTGCCGGTGAAGGCGAAGAGAAAAGGCATTTTATTGAGGGATACGCTTTGAAATTCGAAAAATGGTCCGAGCCGTTGGGAGGATGGTTTAAAGAAATCATCAGCCGGAACGCCCTGGATTCTACAGACCTTTCTAACGTAGTCGCGCTTTTTAATCATCGTCAGGATTATCCCTTAGCGAGAAATACCGTTTCTGAGGACGTAGGGAGGCTTGAGCTAGAAACAGATGCAATAGGTCTCAAATTCCGTTTTATCCCTACAGACACGTCGTATGCGAAGGATTTAATGGTGAATGTTAGAAGCGGAGTCGTTAATCAGTGTTCTTTTGCTTTTTCTTTGGATCACAGAAATGGAGAGCCGGATGAGTGGCAGCATAATGATGAAGAAGGAGTTTATGAACGGCGAATCAATGCTATAGATAGAATCTTTGATATATCGCTGGTCACAACACCTGCATATAGCGATACGGAGGCCGTTGTTAGTGAACGAAGCCTGGCTAAAGTGGAGCAGTTAAAAGAAATGCGTGCTGCCCCAATTGAAAAATTAAAAATGGAGCTTGAACTTTTAGACCTGACAATTTAGGTCTATTTTTTATGTCCAAATTCAAGGAGGAAATACGAATGACAGTTGCTATGACGAAAAAAGAACGTGAATTGAGACAAAAATTCACACAGAAAAAACAAGAGGCATCCAATCTTTTAAATGAAGGGAAGTCCGAAGAAGCCCGCAGCATGCTTGATGAAGCCAAGGCGCTACAAAAACAAATCGAGCTTATGTCAGAAGAGCGTGGCTTGGAACTGCCGGCATTGGGTGAAGAACGAAACTTTGTACCAGAATTCGAACGAAAGCCCGATGAAGAACCCGAACAGCGCGATATTTTAACAGCTACAAAAGAGTACCGGGATGCTTGGTTTAAAGTGCTGACCGGACGCAGCCATGACCTTGGCGAAGAAGAAAGAAGCATGATGCAGCGTGTCCTAAAAGAAAATCGTTCGTTGTCTTCTGGAAGTGATAAAGACGGGGGATACACAGTACCAGACGATATTTCAAAAGAGATTTTGAAATCAATCCAGGAGTTAAACTCTGTTAGGAACCTGGTTCGCGTTGTGCCAAAAACTGCTCCGTCAGGGAGTTACACTGTCAGAAAAGGTGTAGCTGGAAAACTCTATAACACGGCCGAGAAAGAACAAATCAAAGAACTGAAAAACATGGAATTTGATCAAATCTGGTATAACGTGAAGAAATTCGCCGGATTTATGCCTGCTCCTAGCGAGCTCTTAAATGATTCATTTGTAAACTTTGTCCGCGAGATCGTGGACTGGCTTTCTGAATCTGCTATCGTAACAGAAAATGATGAAATCTTTTACGGAGTAGGCGGCGAGAAGAACGTTGAAGGAATCATTTCTAGCGGGAAATTCAAGTCAATCAAGGCACCGTCTCTCATCACTATTAAGTTCTTGCGGAAAGTCAAAAACCAGATTAAACGAGGATACCGTAAAAACGCAAAATGGGTGATGAACACAGAAGCGTTTGAAACGCTGGCAAACATTGAGGACAAAAACGGCAGAGGTATTTTGGCTGAAGACCCTAGAAATGAAGACAATTTCCTTCTGTTCGGCCGTCCAGTTGAAGTCTATGACGAAATTGTTACTGACGAAAAGACACAAAAAACACACATTCTTTTTGGTGATTTCAAACGTGGATATTTTATGTTCGATCGTCAAAAGTTCGAAATTAAATCAACTGATGTGGGCGGGGATGCTTTCCTCACTGATCAAACATATTTCCGAGGCATTGAACGATTCGACGGGAAAGTTGTTGATCCAGAAGCAGCTATCATCGTGACTGATCTTGTTGTTGGAGAAGAGGCACAAGTGGAAACACCATCGACTGAATCTGCGGACCTAGGTAAATAAAAAAACGAAAGGATTGATTTAACATGGCAGATTTTCTAAATGAAAGTAATGGAGCAAAAACATCAGCTAGAGACAATGGATCAGGGGAACCCATTACAGATGTCTCTATCGCGGACAACAGCGAGCAAAATCCTCTCTATGTTAAGGGCCTTCAAGGTGATCCCGGCCCTCAAGGTCCTAAGGGGGATACCGGTCCGCAGGGACCAAAGGGAGACAAAGGAGATACTGGTCCTCAAGGTCCAAAAGGAGATGCTGGACCACAAGGTGAGCCAGGTCCCCAAGGACCAAAGGGTGACAAGGGTGATCCTGCTGTTATCGGTGAAAAATCTATTGTACATGAAATGTTGGGAGAAAAATCAGTCCGCAGCATTAACATTGGAACGGGCAGCGTTATGATGGATCACTTAAATAGTGAAGTGAAAAACGTATTAGATGGGCTACAAAAACAAATTGATGAGCTGAAACCGAACACTTCTGCTGAATGAAAGACAGGTGATGTCGAGTGACAGAAGAAGAGAAAGTTGAATTAGAAAAGGCAAAAAAGTTCCTCCGAGTTGATGGTGACCTGGAGGATGATTTGATTTTAGACTTTATTGCATCAGCAAAAGAATACATTGCTTCGGCTACCGGTCTTACATTCCCGAATAAATCAGCCAGGGCGGCAATGTGTGTGAATGCATTCGTTGCTCACTGGTATGAAAATAGAGAAATTGCCGGTACAACTTCTAATCTGGATGGCGTGCTGACTACCATGGTCAATCAGCTCAAATATACATTACCGGAGGCTGTTCCTAATGTTGAATGATATGAGATACCGGATTCAATTTCAGAAAAAGAAGCCTGCTGGCCGCCTGCCTGTGGATGGAAAGGATAGCTGGGAAACGGTTATTGAATGCTGGGCTAAAGCCGAAGGATTGAAAGGGCGAGAATATTACGCTGCAGCTGCCATCCAAAAGGAAAAGACAGTTGAATTTACAATTCGTCATCGTGAAGACATAGACGAGCATATGCGAATCATCTTTCGTGAAAAAGCTTATGAAATAGAGTCGATCTTGCCTAACTATTCTCGCCGGCACTTCATTATAATAAAAGCAAATGTGGTGAGCTGATGAATTTCGAGTTGGAATTGAAAGGTTTTAAAGAACTCGAATCTACTTTCGCAGACTTAGCCCGCAAGGATGAAAAAATCCAGAAAGCAACTGTAAAAGCTGGCGGAGCTGTATTGGCAGAAGTAATCAATGATAATGCTCCGCGGTCAGCTATTGGGGGGAGGCACCCTCACATAGACGAGGACATTATTGTTGGAAACAGGATAAAGCGAGATGAAGACGGAGAAATATATGCGGTTGTCGGCCCAACAAAAGACACTAAATTCCGTGTTCACTTGCCGGAGTTTGGGACCATTCATCAGGCAGCAAATCCTTTTATTCGAAACAGTATGTTCCAGGCGAATGATAAGATGCTTGATGCTATGGAAAAGGTCATAAAGGCGGGGTATAAGCTATGAGTCTTTTAAACCTCATCGAAAGATCAATGCAATTAAAGGACAAGGTATTTGAAGCGCTGGAAACCCATCCGGCGCTTTTATTATTGATTGATCCTGCAAATATTTATGAACTGGCCGTACCAGAAGGGATTGAAAGTTCTCCTCCTTACATTGTGGTTCAGGAGATAGACTACAGAACATCTAAATGGGCTGATGGGAAGCCGATACAAGACAGCGCTGTTTATCAGATTGATGTGTATCACAATAGTTCATGTGATCCTATTTTTGTCCCTATTGTGGACGTAATGGGCAGGATGGACTTTCAGACAACTTTCCCCATCAATGAATTTTTACAAAAAGAACGGCTTATTCGAAAAGGATATCGGTTCGAAGCGAACATTTTATTATAATTGGAGGTTTTAAGATGCCTGAATACAGTTCAGTAACGGGTTTGAAGAATGTGAAATTCGCGCCATTAAAAAAGGCGGGTAAATTTTATGTTCCCACAGAAATTCTTGACTATGAATTTGCAATCAATATGAAAGTTGAAACAGAAACATCCACAGAAAAACAATATGCGGATGACAAACTTGTCGATCTTGCAGTTTCAACTGGTTCAACTAAATTAGACATTGAAATGCGGGATCTGCCAATGGAGATTCTCTCTAAATTACTTGGAATTGAACAAGATGAAAACGGATTGTACTTGTTTAAGAAAAATATCATTCCTCCTTGGGTTGCGATGACGTTTCAAGGACCTAAAGCAAACGGCAAGTCACGTCATGTGGGCTTGGTAAAAGGGAGATTCTCTTTGCCGGGCGATGAATGGAAAACAAAACAAGATAAAACGGATTTCCAAACGATCAAACTTTCAGCCGAATTCGTAGATAGAGAGCAGGACGATGTGTTCAAAATCGTTGCGGATGAAGATGGAGAAAAATTCGATATAGATCACTTTTATAAGGCAGTTTTTGGGGACGCCTATCAAAATAAACAAGACACAGAGGAAAATGTAAGTGCTGATCTTGGGAAATAAAAGGGGGAGCTGAAAAGCTTCTCTTTATTCAGATAAAATCTATTTAACCAAAAGGAGGAGTCAATCATGGCTCAGAAACATATTTCTATCAAATTGTGGTTTGAAGATGAAAAAAAGTTTAAAACTTTTATTGCACCGCGAACAAATACTAAGACACTTCTTGAAGCGTTGAGATTAAATGCTGAAGCAGAAAAAACATCAGATAATCTTGAAAAGAGCATCAAAACATTGGAGAAACAAATCCAGTTTATTGTGAAAATTTTCCGTGACCAGTTCACTTATGACGAGTTCACCGAAGGACTACAATCATTTGAAGTGACAAAAGAAGTCAGCAGAATTCTCTCAGAGGTAGCTGGATACAAAGAAATTGAGGAAGTGGATCAAGATTTTTTGCAGGAGAAGACGGAGAAGAATACACCTACGAAAGAGGAATCGAGCAAATAAATGAAATTTATTCCACACTGCTTGAACAAGGATGGAAAATGACTGAAATAGATAACATGGACATTTACCATTACTTAGAGGTTTTGGCTGAAAAGAATAAACCAAAAATTAAAACAGTAACAATTGATCAAATCTTTTAGACAGGTGAGCACCTGTCTTTTTTTGTTGAGTTTATGCCAGGAAAGCGGGGTGTTTACATATGGCTCAACCAATAGGAAACATGGTTGTCAAAGTAGGTCTTGATGATACAGGTTTTAATCGAGGTATTGAAGGCCTAAAAAGGCAAATGCGCCTGGCAAACTCAGAAATGAAGGCTGCCGGCAGTATTTATAAAAATACCGGTGACCAAACGAAGCTCCTTCAGTCGCAAATGGAAGGGCTAAACAATAAATATAAGATTCAAGGCCGTTTAGTTCAAGAACACCGTCAGAGATATGATGAATTGGCCCGTCAAAAAGGAAAGGACAACCGCGAGACACAAATCCAAGCTCGGCGATTAAATGATGCAATTGCTGTTCATCAGAATTTAGGAAGAGAACTGCAGCAAGTCAGCAAAGAATATGAAACCTTGTCAGGAAACACTAGCCGGGCTGCAAGTGTTTTTTCTGTCTTTAAAAAGGATTCACAAGAAGTATCAAAAGAATTAAAGGCTGTCTATAATTCAGCGACTGAAACAGGGAAGGCGCTAACAGCTATCGGGGCTGTTGGAGCACTTGGCATTGGGGCGACTGTAAAGGCTGCCGCCAGTTTTGAAAAGGAAATGAGCCGGGTTGCAGCGTTAGCAAATGCGACAGATGACCAAATGGCCGCGCTTACTGAAACTGCCCGTCATCTTGGGGCTGTAACACAATACACTGATGGACAAGTAGCCGAAGGGATGCAGTATTTAGCCATGGCTGGCTATAAAACCAATCAAATCATCGGCGCAATGCCTGGTTTATTGGCAACTGCAGCAGCTGGACAGACCGATTTAGGTGTTACAGCTGATATTGTCTCAGACATCTTAACGGAGTTTCATATCAAAGCAGAGGACACTAACCGCGTTGCTGATGTTATGGCCTATACGTTTACCAATTCGAACGCTAGGCTTGAGGAAATTGGGCAAACGATGAAATATGCGGCTCCGGCAGCAAAAACCGCGGGTGTGAGCATGGAAGAATTGGCCGCGGCAACCGGGATCATGGCGAACAGCGGGATTAAAGCTGATATGGCCGGAACAGCTTTGCGATCAACATTAACTCGTTTAGCTGCGCCTCCAAAGCCAGCAGCATCGGCAATCGAAGAGCTGGGGCTTAAAGTAACGGATTCAACTGGGAAAATGCGTCCGTTAGCGGACATCATAGGGCAAATCAACGAGAAAACCAAAGACTATACGGAGACAGAACAAATCAGGATTGCCAAACAGCTTGCCGGACAGCATGCTCTATCAGGCTTCATTACTTTAATGCACGCTGGAAAGGATAAACTCCAAGACTTCACAAAAGAATTGGAAAACAGCGGCGGCACAGCTGAGAAAATCGCTGATAAGCAAATGGACAACCTGGCCGGTTCATTTGAATATCTAAAGTCGGCCACAAATAACGCTGTTATCACACTTGGAAATCAATTTATCCCAGTGATACGTGCTACAACAGACGTCATTACAAGTGCTGTGACATGGTTTGATTCCTTGCCTTCTTCAGTGGCGAGCACAATTGCCATTACAGGTGCAGCGGTCACTGTATTCTCGCTCTTGGGCGGTGCGTTCCTGCTCACATTAGGTTCTATTCCTAAAATGGCTGCAGGGTGGAATATGCTTCGCACAGCTGGTGCGTATTTAACTGGAAATGTGAACCGTGCTTCTACGAGTTTAACCGTTTATTCTGCTGAGGCGATTGCGGCCGGCACAGCTTCAAGAACAGCGGCAGCGGGGATGACTGTCACTTCAACAGCGGCGGCAGCAGCATCCACAAGGATGGATCGATTCCATCAAACCTCTGCACTTGCCACAACCAGGGTGGGACGGCTTGAACAAACGACAACCAGAAGCGCAAGAGCGATGAGTGGCCTTAGTGGCGCTTCCCGTGTAGCAGGCCTTGGCTTGAGCTTGTTTGGCGGACCAGTTGGAACGATCGCCGGATTAATCCTTTCTTTTGCTCCTGAACTGCTCAAGTTCGGTTCAGGGATCATCAAAGCTGGAGTGAATGCAGTAAAAGGCGCTGGCGGGTTTATGCAGCTTGCGAAAAGTGGGTTTGGTCTTTTTAACATTCTAAAAAAAGGTGCCGGGATTGTTGGTCTTTTGCGCGGTGGACTTAGTTTACTTGGGGGACCGATCGGAATAGCTGTTACTGGTGTCACCCTTCTAGCTGATGCGGGATTTAAGTATTATGACAACTTGAAAAAAAGGGTGCTGCCGGCGACTATTGACTTTGGCGATAAGGTGTCTGAATCTACTTCAAAAGCGATTAATGCTTATGAAGATATGAACACCAAAGTCGGTGCCAAGCTGAATTATTACTATTTAACCAACAAAAAGATTACGAAAAAAATCGCTGATAACATGTCCAGTGAGTATGAAAAGATGGGCCAAACCATTCTTGATGGCTATCAAAAGAGCACTGATAAATCTTTGAAAGTGTTAAGTGATTTTTATGCTTCTAATAAAGAAATGTCAGAGAAAGAGAAGACAGAAACATTACAGAATATCAAAGACAACAATAAGGACAAGCATAAAGAAATATCCGGGTATACCAAGCGCATCAAAAAGATTTGGGAAAATGCTGCTAAAGATCACCGAGATATTACAGATGACGAACGTAAGGAAATAGAACAGATTATTAAGAAAATGAATAGCCATGTTGAATCTGCTCTTACTAAAAGTAAAGAGGAGCAGACAATTATCGCCGGAAAATTAAAAGACAACAAAACTCAACTTTCTGCAAAAGAAGCAGCAGCCACAGTTAAAAACAGCAAAAAAGCAAAAGACAATGTGGTCAAGAATGCTGAAAAGCAATATAAAGAAGTGGTGAAAAACGCTGATCTAGAGTATTACGTCAAGGGTTCTATCACTAAAAAACAGCATGATGATACAGTTAGCTCTGCGAAGAGCCAAAAAGATCAGGTTGTGAAACAGGCTGAAAAAACTCATAAAGGCGTGGTCAGTGAAGCGAAACTGCAGGCTGCTGGGCATTTAGAAGAAGTAGATTGGGAGACAGGGGAAGTGCTCGGGAAATGGGATACTTTTCTCGTTGATTTAGCAGGTGTTGTCAATAAAATTACCGGCGGGATCAATACTGTTCTTGAGTTCATGCACATTCCTACCATTCCTGAATGGAAGCCTAAAGGATACAGCGGAAACTCTGAAATGCAAGTAGCGCCAGGCAGGGCCTATGCAAAAGGGACAGACTTTCACCCAGGCGGAAGGGCGTTAGTCGGTGAAGAAGGATTTGAGCTTGCTCATACACCAGGCATTGGAACTTATGTGGTTGGAATGGGCGGCCCGCAGGTTTGGGATTTACCGCGTGGTACATCGGTTCTCCCACATAGTCAGTCAAAAGAAGTTATGGCAACCGGTCTTCCTGGTTATGCAGGCGGTGTCGGGAGCTTCTTCAAAGACGCCCTTAATGGTTCCAAGAAGCTTGTGAAAGGAGCCATTTCAGCAGGGAAGGGTGTTGTCAATAAAGCGAAAGATGTTGCATCGGGTGCTATGGAAATGATCTTGAATGGCCCTGAGAAAATGATTAAGAACTTGTTTAAGGGCTTTATTCCTTTCAAGTCAGGAAAAGGTGTGGACTCATTAGGAACTGGAATCCTCCAAACATTAAAAAATGGAGCTGGTCAGTTTTTAAAAAGCATTCTTCCGGATGCCGGGCTTTTCACAGCAGATGCTTATAAGGGAGCGACAGGGTCTGCCCAGGTTCAAAAATGGGTAGCGGAAGCTGTTGGCATTGCTGGTGTACCATTCTCATGGGTTCCTGGTTTGATCACCATTGCAATGAAGGAGTCTGGTGGGAATCCCAATGCCATTAACCTTACTGACTCAAATGCAAGAGCCGGTCATCCTTCTCGTGGGCTGATGCAGACAATTCCAAGTACGTTTTCATCCAATGCGTTTCCTGGACACAATAACATTTTGAATCCGATAGATAACATTTTGGCTGCAATTAATTACATCAAAGGTCGCTATGGGGATATATCCAATCACCCAGGATTGAAATCAATGGCTCGCGGTGGCCCGTATGTGGGATACGCAAAAGGAGGGACTTCACCGGGGCGCGGCGGCTCTAAATGGGCAATTCTAAACGAACGGGGCTTTGATGAAACCACGATTACAACAGACCCGACGTATCGGGAACGTAACATCGGTTTATGGGCGCGTGTAGGACGTGAGCTTGGTGTTCTTCCGTCACTTCAACAAGGGATGATTTCAAAGGCCCTTGTACTGCTTCAAAAAGCTTCAATGGCTAAAGCCGAGGCAGAGCCACAAACCAATGTGAATGTTGACATGAGCCGTGTGGTGGAGAATCAAGAAAAGCAAATCAGCATGATGAGTCAGCAAATAGATGCTCTTCAGCAAAACATTCAGCTTTTGCAGCAGCTTGTATTGAAAGATAATCACACATATATAGACGGAACAAGACTGGATCAAACTAGTGCGGACCGTTATAACAAAAAACGTTATAGAAACGGGGGTAAGCCTGCATGGTAAAACTGTTTATTGATTTCAATAATGGACTAGGGGAGCAAAGCCTTGACAGCTTACTCCCTCAATTTGAAGTATTAAGCTTTTTGCCGGAAGCTCCAATTATTAATCGGGTAACAACCACGATCCCTCGGCGGCACGGTCTGATTTTGCCGCAGCATCCACGCGATGTGACTTACGCGGAAAGAAAAATAGATGTTGAGATTTATTTGAAAGCACTCACGCATGAGAATTTTTATATGTATCGGCATCAGCTATATGCCCTATTGGTTAAGCCGTTTCCTTATTACATTTCTTCTGATCTTTGGCCGAATCGTCGTTTTCTCGTTACATGTGATGGGAATTTCAGCATCCAAAAAGAGAAGGAGAAAACCCATAACGATTTCTCTGTTGAGTTCACTAATATTACAGGGATGGCGGAATCAACTTTTACAACAAAAGATAAGCAGTATTTCACTAGAGCAAAGCGGACTTTTGGTATGAACATCCCGCCTAATGATCAATTGAACTATTCTTTTAAGAATCAGAAACGTTTCTCTGTGTTTAATCCCGGCGATGTGCAGATAAATCCACTGGATCATGATTACAATGTCCTGTTAAATGCAGCAGGTAAAAATGTAACATTGATCAATCATACTAATGACGAAAAGCTTACGATTGAACAGGAACTAAAGAAAAGTCAGCAGGTTTCTTTTCTCAAACAATATACAATCATTAATAACACGCCGATTAAAACATCTGGCCGGCTGCCGAGTCTTGAAATAGGATGGAATGAGTTTGAAGTTCAGAACACAAGTGACTTCACCATCCAATTCGATACTCGGCTTTATTATTTGTAAGAGGTGGTGGTTTTTTGAAAAGAAGATTTCATTAAACAAATAGCCGCCGACGCTCAAAGAGTTTATAAAAACCATCAAATTCTTGCTTCGTTAATCATTGCCCAGGGATGTCTTGAAAGTGCATGGGGAACAAGTGAACTTGCGACAAAAGGACACAACCTATTCGGAATGAAAGGCGAATACAAGGGACAATATGTCACTATGATGACATGGGAAGTCATCAACGGTGAAAATGTTCAGGTTCCGGCAAAGTTTAGAAAATATCTCTCTTGGAAAGAGTCAATTGATGACTTAGCTAACCTGTATCTCAATGGCGTAAGCTGGGATAAAAATCATTACAGGGCCGTTGTCGGAGAGACGGATTATCAAAAAGCCACAGCTGCCCTCGTAAAAGCTGGATATGCAACCGATCCAAATTATGCAACAAAGCTCAACAGTCTTATTTTCACCTATAAATTAACTAAATACGATACCACTGAGGGACTGCCCGACAATCCGGATGAACCAAGTAATCCTGATCCAATCGTAGACCTGCCAAGCAAAGAGTATGACGGAAAAGACATTACGCTAAATCAGAGCCTTCCTAAAGATGTATATTTTCCAAAGCTGCATGTGGCGAGTCAGGACGATTCACAAGCTATTGAAGTCATCGGCGCTGACCCGGACTTATTAGACGATACGACAGGGAAAAAGGACATTGAATTCACGATCACACGGACAGCTGATAATGGCACAGAATACGACTTGCTTGTGAATGACAATATTCTTTATCTTGATGAGAAAAAATTCAATCATCAAAAGTATTTCATCACAGATATTGCAATTAACCAGGAAGGAACACTTTCTAAAAAAGTAACAGCAAGCCACGTTTATGTTGTGACACTAAACAACCACTATGTAGAAGATACGATCAGCGGGACGTTTACCGTCAGGAAGATGCTTGATTTTGTTTTTAAAGGCACAAAATTAAGGTACATCTTTATGGACAAAGAAACTGAGTTCTCTAGCGTTGAACAAGAGAATTTCGGTGACAGATTCGGAAATGATTTGATGGATGAAATTGTGGAAGACTACGGCTTAGAACTAGATGTCGATAATTATAAAGTCTATGTTTATAAGAAAATGGGCAAACGAATAAATCATACATTTGATACTCGTTATAATATGCCTGGCATCACAATCAAAACCTCTACTCAAGGGTGCTCCACAAGGGCGAGGGGTTTTGGTGCAATTAAAGAAAACAGCAGCACAGACAGCAAAAAAACGGAGTATGTTTTTGAACCAGTATTGTACAAGCATCCTGACGAAGATAAATTCCTCATTGATGGCATGCCGAGATGGGCAGAACCATTGAGGGATGAAAAATATAAAAAAGCATCTAGTATGTTGGCCGCATTGAAAAAGTACGTCAACCCATATCCACAGACGGAAATAGAAGTGGATTATGAATACATCTACGAGCCGAAGCTTTTAAAGATCCAAGAGGATTTCTGGAAGGGTGATACACTGCATATTTTGGCTGACACATCATATGGAGTAACGTACGAAGATGATGTCCGTCTTTTGGCCATTCAATATAAACCATTAAATCCTTACGCAAAACCGACACTGACTTTTGCTAATTTCCGAAAAGATATTCAAGACATTCGGATGGAGCAAGAGAAGAGATTGAAAGATCAAAAGCGATATATGCAAAAACTAAGAATGATGATATGAGCACTCTTACCAGGGTGCTTTTTGTGTTGTTCTTGAAAGGAGAGTGATCTCATGGTGATCAGATTAATAAAAGATTATGATTCTACAAAAGATTCACTGTATCTTGCGCAGCAGCGGGATGACTTGGAAAGCATTGAAAATGGATTAAATGGACTATCCAATTCCATTGCTAATCATAAATCGGCTGTGACTGCTCATACATCTTCCCAGGTGGCCCATGGCAGTGGGCTGACAGTTTACGAGGAAATTGAAATAGCGAAAGCGCGGCTCCGCAACATTGTGTTAGAAGCAGATGGGACCAATATAAAAGAAACGATAGATGCTCGTGTAGATAAAAGAGGGAAAGTCTACCCGTCTTTACGTGATCACCTTGTCGCAAACGAAACTGACCTCGAAAACTTGGATTCAATGATTCAGAAGGAATTGTCTTTTGACTTTACAACCGTTCCGCCGGTTTATCATACAAACTTGAATTTAGCAGATAAAACGGTGCTTCAGTGTTTTGTCATTGATGAATTGACAGGTGACATCTACGCCACACAGGTTGCCAGCGGTAATCAAGATAAAAGTGAGAGTTTCACCATTACCCGGATGAATCAAAACGGGGTGATGCTGGACAGCATGACACTCATTCATGGCGGACACGGCACCACAATTGGACTGGAACGGGAAAACGGGAAAATGTTTATCTGGTCCAACTATAATGTTGTCGATTCAAACGGAAACACTGTTGGGAACGATCTTGTGCGTTTTCCTTATACGGCAGGGGCCACATTGAACGGGGGCAGCGGAGGCATTAAACGCTATAACAAATTCAACGATTATTATACGATTCCTGTCATTGACAGAGAAAACGGCTTGATTGCGTTCCGAATCAGATTAGAAGACGATAATAGTCTGGTAGAGCTCAGGAAATTAAATGATGTAAAAAACGGCGTAAATAAAGTGCTGGGGAAGGTAATCATTCCGAGTGACTTGTTTTATCTCCAAGGTTTCACAATAGATGGCTATGATTTGTACTGGTACACCGGAGATACAAACAACAAAACATATCCATGTGAAATCACGCAATTTAGTTTTAAGGATGGAAGCTTGAAAAAGCGTATCTCCTGTAATTTTGGTTATGGGCCAGACGGCAAATACGAAGATGGTTTCCGAGAGCCTGAGTCAATCTTTTTATACAAGGACCCGAAGACAGGAAAGAAATCGCTATTCGCAGGTGTGGCGACGGGAGCTGTTGGAAAAAGACTTACCAAGGTTTACGCCTACCATTCTAAAGAGAATGCAGCCAAATTCGGTATTGACCTAGCCCAAGGGTATCAAGGGTATAAACTCACCCAAAACAATGGCTATTCAAAGCGGCTTCCGGACGGCTTAAAGTCCTTAAAAGAATTTAGGCAACCCGGTTTTTACTATATGCTTACGACAGAAACAAAAACGCTTTCGGATCATCCGGACAGCGGTAACGCCGGATGGTGGTTAAACATTGCGCCAGCAGATCGCGCCGGATCAGTCATTCAAACGTTAACCAGGAACGCAACAGCGCGGCCAATTAAAATTTTAACCCGAGTTGTTACAAATACGGGTAATGTAGGCGATTGGTCAGAGATTTCAGCAAGTGGAAAGCTGCCTTGGGCAGACCTGCCTTTAAAGAATGGCGCAAAGAACCCTGACAGCAACTATCGTCTACAATTTGCAGTACAGGGAGGTTTTCTTTTTGTAAGGGGCCGAGTTACCATTCCGCAAAAAGACGGCGTTGATTTTGCGACATTGCCTGCCAGTTCCCGGCCTAAAAAGAATACCTATAAAAGCTGCCCTGTAGCCGGTACAACAGGAGATAGAAAGATTGTTTTTCGATCAAACGGAAATATCTCTGCACTCGGACTGTTTGCAAAAAGCGCGTCGAATGCAACATACACCTATATTGATGAAATCATCAAGCTGGATTAAAAAGGGGAGTCTCATATGGAATATGAACAAATGTGGGCTTATCAATATGATGAAAACTATATTTATGATTGCCCGGTTGAAATTCAATACATCGAAGATGATGACGGAAACGTAAAGCGTGTTGTTCCGGAAAATGCAACCGAGATCAGTCCGGGTGACTTGGTGCAGGCCAAATGGACGGGAACAGAGTGGGTAGAAAGCGCATCGGTTGAATACATCGAGGCTCTTGAGACAGCTGATTTAGATGATGAAAGCGACGGGGCAAAGGCACTGAAAGCTGTTGCCGGTATACTTGAAACAATTGTAAGGGGTGATGCGGGATGAGCAGCCCTTTTTATAATGCTATCAAGACGTGTTATCTATCAGGATATTGGGATGGCAAGGAGGAGCTTCTTTCTATGGCTGTCGATCAAGGCAAGATAACAGAAGAGGAAATGAATGAGATCAAAAGGCTGCGGCAGGCTGAAAAAGGATCTCCTTCTATAGAGGAGTAAAGGAGGGACACTATGCCGTACAAAGATGAATCACTTACTTTTACGATCAATGGCCGGCGCAAAAGCCAGGTACAAACAAACATCCAATATACAACTCAAGACAAAGGAACAGCAAAGCTTTCATTCCAGCTTATGAAAGACGGGGTTCCCCTTCCGTTATCCGCGGCAGTGGTGAAGCTCGTTCTTTTAATGTCTGACGGCAGCCGATTTGTCCGAAATGTTGAAATCACTGATAAATTGAACGGCCGGCTGACGTATGTTCTATCTAATGAAGAAATCAGACACGTTGGGACCGTTCAGGCTGAGCTTGATGTCTCCTACACAAATCAGCAAGCAATGTCGATTCATCAGTTTTCTTTTGAGATTAAGAAAGCACTGATTGACACTGATATCCTGCCAAGTGTGGAGTATTATATTGACGACTTTGAGTCCTTAAAAAATAAGATCAACGAACTTTATAACGAAACCATCCAAACGGTTGAAGATCTGCGGGAAAAATTCGAGGACTTACAGAACATCGAAACAAAAGACGGGGCACAGAAAAAGGCTGATGCTGTTCAGGCTAATTTAGACATCCATATAAATAACAAGTCCAACCCTCATGGTGTAACAAAAACTCAGGTAGGTTTGGGGAACGTAGACAACGTGCAGCAAGCAACAAAAGCAGAATTCAATACACACAATACGGATTCTTCGCGTCATATCACGTCCACAGAACGTTCAAATTGGAATGCAAAGGAAACGACGACGGGAGCACAAAACAAGGCAGATACAGCCGAAAAAAACGCAAAAACGTATACTGATCAACACATTAATAATAAAAGCAACCCTCATGGGGTGACAAAAGATCAAGTCGGACTCGGGAATGTTATCAATGACAAACAGGCAACTAAAACAGAATTTAATACGCATGTAAAAGATGCGACTGTCCATATATCTGCAGCAGAACGTACAAAATGGAACGGTGCTCAGCTTTTCAAAATCACAAATGATGTTGGAGGGGTTTTGGTTTCAATCGCTGATACAGACGATTTTCTGGACAGAATTGTGAAAGCAGGCAAGACGTTCGGAACGTTTTATTCCACTGGGAAGCCTTTAAATGCTCCCTCCACTTTATCAACAAGGGGTTTTTTTCACTTCACCTCACTTGATAGTAATGGTAACGGTACTTTTGGCTATGTCGTGGCTATAGATTATAAGAATAATATGTATTCAAACTATGTTGACGGCAATTTAGGCTGGTCAGGTTGGAAACGACTTCTCACTGAAAATGATACTGACATTGTGCCCTGGTTAAATGCGACCTACAAAAACGGAGCAAAGACAGGAGAAAGGCAACTTCAATATAAAAAACAGGCTGGTGCCCTTCATCTTACTGGTCACATTGTAACTGATCGTGAAGTGGTTTGCGCATCTATTCCAAGTAGTTTTGCACCGTCAAAGGGTGCAGTAAAAATGGTGGGAGTTAGCGGGACAACAGGAATGGCCAAACTGATTGTTTTCTCATCAGGAGACATTAAGCTCACAGGACTTATATCAAATGAAACAAGCAGCGTGACTGGATACTACATTGATGAAGTTATCCCATTAAACTAAAGGAGGGAGTATTTTGATTCAAATATACCCATACGACTCAGAAGGGTTTTTCCTTGGTCAGCCGGAGACTCTGAATCCTGATCCTGTGACGGGACAGTATAAAATCCCAGAAAACGCAACAAGCATCCCTCCTGTGAAAGATGGACAAGGTATGTGGCGCCCTTGGTTTGACAGTGAAAAACAAGAGTGGATTGAAAAAGCAGATCAAAAATATAAAGATAGTTTGAAAGGTCCGACCGATCCTCCATCTGCTGTAGATCAACTAAAGGCGCAAAGTGCAGCAACAATGGTGCAACTGGCCGAAGCTCAAAATTTAATAGAGTCTCAAGCTAAAATGATTGCGGACTTGTTTTTGATGCTGGCTGAAGGAGGGGAAGCGTGATGGATTGGTTTACAAATATCAAAACCATTTATGGATGGGGGAGACAGTATTACACAAACGATGATGTCGCCCGTTTTGTTGTCTTGAAGAGAATCACAGAAGACCAATATAAACAAATCACCGGCCTGACCTATCCAGCCACAGAGCCGGTTGTCATAGATTTAGGAAGTTAACCAACACCCAGAGAGGTGTTTTTATTTTGCCTCTAAGGAGGTGGATAACAAGAAATGGAGGATACGACTGTGTTCATTAACTTTGATACGTTGGATTTAGCGAGAATTTATCTATTCGGGGGTGTGAAGTACCTTGATTTACTGCTTGTTCTCAGCATTCTTGACGTAATAACAGGCGTGATTAAGGCTTGGAAATTTAAAAAGATACGGAGCCGAAGCGCCTGGTTTGGTTATGTCCGAAAAATGCTTAGTTTTCTGGTGGTCATCGTGGCAAATATCATAGATACCATTCTCAATCTGAACGGGGTCCTGACATATGGAACCGTTCTTTTTTATATCGCCAATGAGGGACTTTCCATTACGGAGAACCTGGCACAGATCGGCGTGAAGATTCCGACTGCCATTACAGACCGGCTTCACGTAATTGAAAACGACAACGAACAAACGAATGAAAAAGACGAACAAGCTGCTGGATAAAACCGGCAGCTTTTCTATATCAAAAATAAAGCAAAAATAAAGGAGAGAACACTTATGACAATCACAGTGAAAAAGAATCTTGTATCAGAAGCAAAATACGCTTTGAAATGCCCGAACTATATGGACGCTGAATATATTACCATCCACAATACAGCGAACGATGCGTCAGCTGCCAATGAGATCAGTTACATGATTGGAAACACCAGTTCAACAAGCTTTCACTTTGCAGTCGATGACAAAGAGGTGCGGCAGGGCATCCCTACAAATCGTAACGCATGGCACACAGGAGACGGCACAAATGGCACTGGGAACCGTAAGTCTATCGGCGTTGAAATTTGTTATAGCAAGTCAGGAGGTCCTAAATACAAGGCGGCAGAAAAGCTGGCTATTAAATTTGTGGCGCAGCTGTTAAAAGAGCGTGGCTGGGGAATTGATCGTGTCCGCAAGCATCAAGACTGGAACGGCAAATATTGTCCTCATCGAATTTTGTCAGAGGGAAGATGGGACGAGGTGAAGGCTGCCATCAAAGCAGAATTGAAGGCTCTGGGCGGGAAAACAACTTCTAAACCGTCATCATCTGCATCTAAAGCTTCCGGGCGCACTTACACAGTTAAAAAAGGCGATACTCTTTCCGCAATTGCAAAAGAGCATGGGGTAAGTGTGGCAAACCTTCAGAGCTGGAATAACATTA